AAAACCGTGTATAGCTCTCTAAATATTTACAATCAGCCTGTAACACTAGCTCCTACAACGGTTGCAAGTCCTAATGCTGCCTACCAAAGAATGGCTAATTTTTGGGGTTTGGTTGAAGATTTAAAAGAGGGAACATATAAAATACGCAGTGAGCATAGAAAATATTTAAACCAAGAACCGAGAGAAACTGACGATGCTTATGACACAAGGTTGGCAAGGTCAACAGTAGTGCCATATTTGCAGCGTATTGAGAAGATGTTGTCAGGTATGTTGGTTAGAAAACCTATAAGACTTGATGATGTATCTGATTTGGTAAGAGAACAGCTTTTTGATGTTGACCTTGAGGGTAATGATCTTAATGTCTGGCTGTATCAGACAGCTAGGGTTGCGATTTCTTTTGGTCATGTCGGTGTTTTAGTTGACGCACCGAAAGATGGAGAAAAGGCAAGGCCATATTGGGTAACATATGCGCCAAAAGATATTCTTGGCTGGAGAACAGAGATAATTGATGGAGTAAGAAAGTTAACTCAACTGCGGTTGATGGAACAAGTGGTTGAGCCTGATGGTAAATATGGAGAAAAGATTGTAAAACAGATCAGGGTATTAGAACCTGGGCGATACGAAATCCATAGAAAAAATAATAAAGGTGAATATAAATTGCATGATGAGGGAGAAATGAGCATAAAGGATAACATTCCTTTTTCTGTTGCTTATGCTAATAGGGTGGGGATGTTTGAAAGTCGCAGCCCTTTGTATGACATAGCAGAATTAAACCTTAAGCATTATCAGATACAAAGTGACCTTGATAATATTCTGCATATCAGTTCTGTTCCATTGCTTGCTGTTTTTGGTTATCCCAATGCTGATGAGATAACAACAGGGCCAAATGAAGCATTATCATTACCACCTGAATCACGAATGGAATATGTCAGCCCATCGGGTGACAGTTATGATAGTCAGTTTACTAGGCTTAAAGATATTGCAGATCAGATCAATACATTGTCATTAGCTGCGGTGCTTGGTCAAAAGCTAGTTGGTGAGTCAGCCGAGGCCAAACGGATAGACCGTTCTCAAAACGACAGCACAATGATGGTCATTGCCCAGCAGATGCAAGATCTAATTGATAACTGCCTCAAGTTTCACAGCGAATATTTAAATGAACCAAACACTGGTAGTTCATTTGTGAATAGAGATTTTGTAACGGCAAGACTAGAACCGCAGGAGATTCAAAGTTTACTACAGCTGTTTACAGCTGGTACTATCAGTCAGGAAACATTACTTACACAACTAAGCAGTGGTGAAGTTCTCGGTGATGATTTTGATGTTGAAGAAGAAGTTGAGGCGACACAATCTGGTGGATTGATTGAAATGGAAGCCCCAAACCAAGCAGATGAATCATAATAAATGGCAGTTCCAGAGGCTTTTTATCGTGAAGCGATTGATCTGAACAGATATAGCAATAAGGTTCAGTTTCAAATTGCTAGTCAATTCAATGAGGTAATTTTAGATGTTCTTAGAAAGATAAGAGATCTTGAGGGTAACAGCCCAACTACGACTGCAAGGCTGCGATCTATCTTGGCTCAAATGGTTGATAGTTTGAAAAGTTGGGAAAATGAAAGTGCAGCTTATATGATTGATGAACTGCAAAACTTGGCAGAGTTTCAAGTTGGTTTTGTACAAGATCAATTGCAAAGAGTCTTACCGAAAGGAGAGTTTAAGGTAAATACAGTTGCTGTCTCACCTGACTTTGCAAAATCTATTGTCACAAGAGATCCAACTGCTTTGACTATCCGACTAAGAGATAAAGATGGTATATTTAGATCTGTTCAGTTTGCATTGACAGCAAAAAGAGGATCAGAAATATCATTACCAAATGGTGACACTGTAAAAAAAGCATTTAGAGGTATTTCCGAAAATTCTGCCTCAAGATTATCAAGAGCCATAAGGCTTGGTGTCTTAGAAGGAGAGTCATTAGTGAATATAGTTAAAAGGTTAAAAGGCCCAAATCTTAGATTCAATGCCAAACCACAAAATGCAATCGCATTAAACTCTGCATTAAAAAATTCAGAGGGGATGCTTCTATCAAATAAACAAATCCAGACTGTTGTAAGAACAACCGTAAACCAGGTACAAAATGCAGCAAGTCAGGCGGTATATGCAGCCAATAAAGATATAACAGGCAGATATCAATATGTCGCAACACTTGATGCAAGGACAAGTTCTATCTGTCAAAGATTAGATGGTCAATTATTTAGATATGATCAAGGACCTGTCCCTCCACAGCACTTTAACTGCCGATCTACTACTGTTCCTGTAATTGATGACGATGACTTGGCAAGGGCTTTTCCTAATACAAGACCAAGTGCAACAGGTCGTGTTCCACAAGATACAAACTATGCAACTTGGCTTAAAGATAATCCTGAGTTACAGGACAAGGTGTTAGGAAAAAAGAAAAGATATTTTAATTATCTAATGAGTCCTGAGAGAGGTGCAAAACAACTTAGTGCCACAAATGCTTTAAAAAAAATTATCCGTGAAGATGGATCGGAGTTAACATTAAAGGAACTAGCTGCAAAATACAAAGATGCCAATTAAAAAAGGAAAGTCACAAAAAACAATCACTGGTAATATCAGAATGTTAATGCGAGAGGGCAAATCACGATCACAGGCAATTGCCATTGCATTAGCTACAGCAGGTAAAAAGAAAACAGCTAAGAAACGTAAAAGGAAGTAAGATATAAACAGTTACTTTTATTGTTATGCCTTCACATTACGGATCAATGAAACCAAAAGGGAAAAAGAAGAAAAAGAAAGGAGGTAAAAAATAATGGGATATACATTTAAGGTTCAAACTTATGATGAACCAAAGCCAAAAGCTGAGGTTAAACCTAAAACAACTAAAAAAAAATCTAAAAAGTGACTAGAAAGTTCAGGCGAGTTCCAAAGGACAAAAAGACAGGTGTTCCTAAAAAATATCTGTCTGGAGCGAAGAACAAGGGAGCGAAAGCTGCTGAGATCAAGAAAACTGCCGAAGCCTACAGAAAAGGAGAGTTTATTGATATAAAAGCTGTATCTAAATCACGCACCAAACAAAATGTCTCA